CCATTTTTTTCATACCAGCTCTGATACTTTGTATAATACGCATTTGATATCTCCACACCAATAGATTTTTGATTCCATTTTTGACCTCCGGCATGCCAGGCTGCATGTTGTGTATCTAAAAGCTGATAAATTGTTCCATCATTATCGATGCAAAAGTGAACAGAAGCACCTCTTCTTTTTAAAACACCTGCGCAAGACTCTGATGATAGGCATACATCCCAATGATTGACAAAGAATGTAGGCTTTCTACCTGGCTTTCCTGAGTAGTCATAGTAGTTTCCCTTCTTTGTATCTAGGCCCCCATGCTCATCCCAGAGAACAACATTTTTCCATTCAATTGGTATAAACTTTCCGTTGTGAACAATCCATCTGTTAGAGTCAAATCTTCTATTTGCTGGTTTAAAAGTAGATATCTCTGACTCTCTCTCTGTCCAGATCCTTCTGTAAGTAGCTGGACCCACAAGTCCGTCAGCTGTTAGTCCGTTCTCTCTTTGCCACTTTCTAACAGCGGAGGTTAATGTATCATCAAAGTGATCACACATAAACCAGCTGGGATCCCAGCCGAGATTTGAAGCAGATGATTTATTATAAAATACCTTATCCACAATTCACTCAAATTCTATGTCAACTGAAACACTGATATTAACTTTGGGCACTCTTAGCTGATTTGCCATTCCATGCTTTTTAGCCTCAGTAGCATCTAAGAACCAGTCTGCATGTCCTTTTCTATGCACAATCTTTAGAAAGTAGTCGTCCTTCTTTCGACAATTTCTCGCCATCATTGTATAGACTTTTTGATTTAGCCTATCCGTCTCTTCTGCACTAACTTTGACTTCTTCAACTTTCCCCCACGCCATGCTAGATACATCATGGATCATAACTGTAGCGTCAGGATCCATAAACCTCATTCCCTGCTCACCAAAAGAGAAGAGAATAGCTCCGCACGACATTGCCTTACCTTCAACAATAGTAGCAACTGGAAGCTCTGAGTGTGAAATTGCGCTTATCATAGACATCAAGCTGTAAACCTGTCCGCCATAAGAGTCAATAACAACTGGAATAACTTTTTGACCAGTATTGTGTGCTTGCGCTACTTGTTGCTGAAATTCTTTTGCAGACTTTTCATCAAACTTATTGACAGTAATTATTACTGGATTCTTTCTTAGCTCCACTTCTTTGATAAGGGGAGATATTTTTGTTGTCCATTTCATTGTAAAGCACTATTCCTTTAAGAGCATTTTGAGTATCCGCAAGACATGCACGTTACACAGCCTTCCTGATATCTTAGAGCGTCCGTTGCATCGCAGCTTTCACAAACATTCTTACCTGGCGATGTTCCATCTTGAATATATGTTTTTAGAACTCTTGCAATCACCCTAGAGAAAGAAAACATATCCATTTCCCTGTCTTTCTGAAGCTGTTCGACGACGTAATTAATCTGTGCACCGTGCCTAAGCGCTAGTGAAATTGTTCTTGTAAATCCTGCATGATTTGGATTATCAAATACATCGTCTATATCCTTTATGAGAATTTCATCACCATTTCCTCCAATCCTAAGATCATATCTAGAATTCTTCGTCTTATACGGATGCTTGATGATTATACCTTTTCTATACTTCTTGGGAATCTCTATGTACTTCTGGAGACCTCCCATGACCTCATAAGGCCTTGTACCCATTAGTCCAACAAGAATAGTCCACGCCTCTCCCTTGATTGTTGCATGATGTATTGAGCACTCTAGTTCTGATGGCCTGAAGGGTGCTTCATGTGTTTTAAACGACTGATCTTCTTCTGCTCCCTCACCAATTAAAACCCCTGTTCGACATCCATCTCTATACACTGTCAGCCCTTTACACCCCAGTTCCCAGCCTGACTCATAAATCTTCTTTACTTCGTCGACAGTTACATCGCTGGGAAGGTTAATTGTAGAAGATATTCCATGATCAATCCACCTTTGAGCTGCAGCCTGGAGCTTGACTCTTGATTCCCAGTTAATTTCATTTGCTGTTGACATATAATACGGAGAATCTTCAGCTTCAGAAAGACCAGACTTGTTCATCCAGTTTTTAAATCCGTGATGATATACATCGTACTCCTTCCAGGAGTCACCAAGGTCATCTACAAAATCAGCCTCTACATCCTCTGTTATCTGACTTATCTTTCTTCTTCTTGTGTACTTCAGCATGAAGGCTGGCTCAATTCCGCTTGTTGTCTGTGTCAAAGTTGAAACTGATCCAGCAGGTGCAGTAGTTAAAATTGAAATATTTCTCCTTCCTGATTGCTTGCTCATCTTAGATGTCTTATTGCAAGCAGACCATATCCTCTCTAGAAAGGGATGACCAACCTCCCTGTCGTGATCATGAATTGGAAAGGCACCTCTCTCAGATGCCATAATGCATGATGACTTATAGGCAGATACTGCAAGAGTCTTGTATATCTCTTCAACTACCCTAATAGATTTTTCACTTCCGTATCTTGTTCCGAGAGATGCAAGTGTATCACCCACAGCTGTAACACCCAGTCCTGTTCTTCTTCCGTTTAATGCCTTTTTTCTAATTGTTTCCCATAGATCTTTTTCAATCTTCTTAACTTCTTTAGACTCAGGGTCACGCTTAATTTTTCTTAAAATCTTATCTATTTGCTCAACTTCAAGGTCAATCATGTCGTCCATCAGCCTTTGAGCCTTGACAGCACATTCACTAAACTTTTCGAAATCAAATGCTGCAGATTCTGTAAACGGATCATCAACAAAGGATATTAGATTGACAAGCATTAGTCTGCAAGAATCGTAAGGTGCGAGAGGTAGCTCTGAGCATGGATTTGTAGAAGTAGTCCCGAATCCCTCTTCTTCATAAACATCAGCTGGTGAATTTCTGATGACAGAATCCCAAAATATCAATCCCGGCTCTGCAGAATCATGTGCAGCATCTATGATTTCATTCCAGACATCTCTAGCTCTAACCCTGTCCTGGACAATATGATCTACATCTTTTTCAACAGGAAATCTTAAGTGAAGATCATCATCATCTCTAACAGCAGTCAAAAACTCATCAGAAAGTCTAATTGAAATATTAGCACCTGTAACCTTCTTTCTATCTCTTTTAATGTTAATATAGTCTCTAATTTGAGGATGATGAACAGATATTGTTATCATTAGAGCACCTCTTCTTCCTCCCTGAGCTACTTCACGTGTAGAGTTAGAAAATCTTTCCATAAAGACTTCTATTCCGTCTGTTGTTCTTGCAGCATTTCCTGTCGGTAGACCCTTTGGGCGAAGAGTAGATATATCAAATCCTACTCCTCCGCGACGCTTGGCAATTTGAACTAGTTCTTGGTCTGACTTTAGTATTCCTCCGTATGAGTCTCTAGGTGATTCAAGTACAAAGCAATTGGAAATTGACTGAATTTGATTATTATTTCCAATGCCAGCCATAGGGGAGCCTTGAGGAACTACATATTTGAAATCTTTAAAGAGGCTATAGATTTCATCCTCTGTCAATGGATTGGGATATTTTGACTCAATCCTAAAAAATTCCCTTGCAAGCCTCTTATGCATATCATCGGGAGTCTTTTCATGATAGTTTCCCTCTCTATCACACAGTGCATACTTTGTAGCAAATACTGACGCAGCTAGGTCATCTCCTTCAAAATAATCTGTCGAAGAACTAATTACATCTTCAAGCTTATGCATTACTAATCTCTCCAAGATTTTTAAAATTACAGCAGACTAACTAGTACTGTTAATCTCATTCCACTTATTCTTCAATATGGTTTTCATATCATTATTGTCTGACCTTAGAGCCTCACTCAGGGTCATCTCATCATCACTGTCGACAACAAGGATTTTTGACCGAGCAGTGTCCATTCTCATGGGAAATAAGATGCCATCTCTTCCGGCTCTATTTTTTGCAATAAATATTCTACCAAGACCGCTTGATTTTTCTGTAGGCTTTCTAGAAAGTGAAACGACAACATCAGCTACCATTGCCTTACCATATGCTTCAGACATGTTTTCAAGACCGACAATGTCTGAATTTGCAGAATCTCTATTAGCCTGAGATGCTGTCCAGATAGGCACATTCATATCCATGGCTAGGTTTCTTAATTCTTCATAAATCAGCTTAAGCTCATGTCTAAGAGAGTCATACTTTCTAGAGGATCTCATAATATCTGCATAGTCAATTATAATCAAGCTTGGAACAAAAGATTTAAGAGATAGTTTCTCTAGATGATTTCTTATCATCATTACTGTCGCCGAACCTGTTGGATATTCTTTAATAATTAATCTTCCAAGATCCATCTCTTCATATTTTTTGAGAACCTCATCTTTTCTATCAATAACATCATTGCTTGGAATGTCACAAAAATTAGAATCATATCTTAGGCCGACAGCAGTCTCTGAGAGTTCGAAGGTATAGTGAATAACATTCTTTCCTAGTCGTATAGCTTCGGCTCCCACACTCACAAGAAAGTGACTCTTTCCAACACCAGTGTTAGCAGTAATTACGCCAATTTCACCGCGGCCGAGACCGCCGTTTAGTATGTCTTTCTTGTCAAGCTGAGGGATTCCTGTGGGACATGCACACCTGCTAATGTGAACAAATCTAGCCTCAGCGTCCTCCATAAAGTCATGACCAATTGAAGAGGGCATTCCCACAGACAGGGCATGTCTCATAAGGTCCATTACAGATTCAAGTTTTCCATCTGAGATTCTCTCAACTGCCTCTTCCAGTGCCTCTTTCATCGCCTGTTGCTTACAGAAGTCAAGAGTCTTTTCTTTGACAAACTTAAGATCCCCAATATCAGGATTCATTCTAATTCTATGCAAGAATTCAACTATTTGATCTCTAAGAATTACGTCCTTTCCCTCTCTTAGGTCGTCACGAACTATTGTTATTAAGAGGGGTAGTGTGGGAAAGTCTTTATATTTGAGATAATAAGAAAAATATTTATCTGACAGATATCTTAAATATTTTAAATCAAAATATGTCGGAGTCATAACCTCAGACATTTGTGTAGACCAGTTCTTATCAGTGATCATGCACTGAAAGATCTTCTCCTGAAAAGACTTGCCATATTGCTTAAAGTGTGCAGGTCCTTCAGAAGCAAACTCATTCATTATTACTACGTTTTCCAATGTTCCTCATTGATAGAAAAAGGTGATCGATATCAAGATTCTGAATTCCATTTTTTATCATCATCCTGATTAGTGATATTTTATTTGGTGTGGGACTAAAAGTATCAATTAAACTTTCAATCTTTTTAATTTGTATGGGAGAGATGTTTGAAGTATCTAGATATGTTAATTTCCAGTTCATTCTAATTAGGTTCTCACTGCATGCTATTTCTTTAAAAATCTTTGGAGATTTCTTCTCTTGAGCCCTTTCTTTTGCTTCTGAGACTATGTCTAATATAGTACAGTCGTCCTCTGCAGCCATCGAGGGAAATCTTTTTGATATTGTCCTAAATCCGGCACCCTTTACTCCCTTTATGTTATCAGACGGGTCACCGCATATAGCTTTTGCAAGACAGAAGTTAGTCGGACTTATTCCAAATTTTTCTATAACTTCTTTTTTATTGACAAACTTCTTCCATGTAGGAGAGAAAATCACAGTCCTATTGTCTAGAAGCTGGTAGTAGTCTCTATCAGAAGAGATGATAACTTTTTTATCATCTCTAAATTTATATCTAGAAAGATAGCCAATGACATCGTCTGCTTCACAGCTATCAACATAGACCTGAATTACCGGGAGTCTTTTTAGAGATGATATTAGAAAAGAAATTTGATCATTTCTATTCTCAATTGTGTTAGGAATATCATCATTTTCATAAAATCTGTTTAGTTTTTGAGGTCTTCTGCTCATCTTATACGTGGGAAGAATGTCCCTCCTCTTCTTTGATCCGCCGCCTTCCCACACTATGACGACGTCTGTGGGTGTCATTTCAAAGCATATCTTCTTTAAAGCGTTTAAGAATCCAACAATCCCACCAACATGCTGGCCGTGATCACTCATCGCAGGATGAGCGACATAGTGCCTCATAAAAAGATTAAATGCATCAACCAGGACAACAGGTGTTACCTTGCTCAAACTACACCTCACTCAATTTCAAGTGCAACTGCCCTTACTTCTTCATAAGACTCAATATCAATATCAGGATCTTGATTAAATTTTTTCACCATTGCTTTTTCAAGCAAGTCGTCAATATAGCTAGAATATTCTGGATTTGTCATTATGTCATTAAAGTTTGCTTTATGAAATTTCTTCTCAATGATGCTCTCACCAGTATCACAGTCTATCACAGAAAATGTCTTCCAGGATCCAGTCCCAGAAACACCTACATGATTTTTACCAATTACCTCAGCGCCATTCTTTCTCAATAGATCGAAAACCTGTTCGTGCTCTTT